CGGACACGAGCCACCGCGTCCCGTTCGACTCCGGGGCAATCGCCATGGAGTGCCCGTACGCGCCGCTGCCCGACACGCACGGGCCTTCTGAATCTGCATGCCAGACGTCAATCTGCACGCAGCGGCCTTCCCTGAGATCGTCGAGGAGGTCCGCGAACGTCTGCCCGTCGCGCACGAGGAGCTCCTGCCCGTACGTCTCCCACGCCTGGGCGGCGTCACCCGAATCGGTGCCGCCCGATTGGTCGGACTGGCGCGATCGCATCTCGGCGCCGGTGGACAGGATCGAGCCCTGCGTGTGGAAGTCGATCCCGGTGGCAATCGCCGCCATCCGGCAGTTGCTGTTGGCGAGGCTGGAGCCGTCGCGTTGCGTCACGGGCGTCGCGCGGTACATCAGGCCGCCTCCTCGATCGACGCCAGGAGCTGCGCGCCGATCCACTCGGTGTAAGCCGGTGGGATCGCCTGCGACAGCTCGTTGCCCGTCATCCAGTCGATGCCCATCGCGCCCATCGCGCCGCGTACCTTCGGCATGCGCGTACGGCCGGTCGACGCTTTCGAGCCGCGCCCGACGCCGCCGTTATTGAGCCTGCCCCGATGTTTGAGCAGGGGACCGGGCACGAGCACCTGGTAGTGGCGCGGATGCCCGGGCGCGAGCATGAACAGGGTCGACTCGAAGAGCCGGTGCCGATACAGGGGAACGCCGTCACTCCAAGCGAGACCGAACATCGTTCCGCAGAGGTAGATGCCGTCGACCGGCGCGCCTTCGACGTTCTCCATGACCCACGGCACGCCCGACTCCTCGAGCCGCGCGCGCGTCGGCGGGACCGAGTCCCAGTACTGGCGATCGCGGAGCCATGGGAGATGACGGAGCCGGCTGTACGCCTGACATGGCGGCGACGCGTGGACCGCGTCGAAGCCGTCGAGCGGATACGTCAACGCGTCGGCGCGGATGAACGGAAACGGATAGTGCGGTTGAGGCGCGATGTCCACGCCGACCACGTCGAAGCCGGCGCGGTGGTAGCCCATCGCCGCGCCGCCCGCGCCGCAGAAGAGATCGAGCAGGCGCGGCCTCGTCACCACCGCCTCGATTGGCGAACGTGACACGATCGGTTGCGTGCGAGGCGCGCACCGTCGGCGCGGTTGTGCGCCACGCACTGCGCCTCCAGGTTGGCGAGCTGGTACGGCTCGCCGCCGTTGACGAGCGCGACGCGGTGACCGACGTCGCCGGCGTAGCGCCCGCACTTGCGGCCGAGATTGGCGACCCAGTACTGGCAGCGGTAGCCGTCGCGCGCGAACACGGCAGGCCGCACGGCCGAGCGCCATATCGCCCGCTTTCGGTAGTCGGTCATCGGAGCGCCGCCTGGATCACGTCGAAGTCGCGCGGCCGCCACGTATGCACTTCGAGCCAGCCGTGGCGGCGGGCGACGCCCATGAGGTAGCCCAGGACGGCTGATTGATCGTCCGATAGACGCCCGGTGTCCGTTTTGAGCTCGGCCATGATCATCCGGCCGTCGCGCTCGCGGGTGAGCACGAGGTCGGGGAAGCCTGCGCCCAGGGGACCGGAGACCGCGGTGCGCCATCCGTACTTGGTGCGGGCGACCCTGAAGTGAGCCCACTTCCAGCCGTAGATGGTGGCGAGCTCGGTGACCATCACCAGGAACTCGGTCTCGTTGGGCGCGTACGCCTTCGACGCCGTGGTCATCTCGGCCGCCGTGCTGCGCACGCCTGGTGGTCAACGCACTTGCGTCCCGCCTCCCAGCGTCCCGCCTGTCGGTAGAGACCCATCCGTACTTCGGTGAGATGACCGCACAGGACGCATACGTCGATGACTTCGGGCGCCGCACGCTGGCGCATCTCGGGGGTCACACGGTCGTCAGTCATGCAACCGGCCCGTCTCGCGCAGCATCTTCTGCGTCGCTGCTACGCGCCGGTCGAAGTCGCTCACGACTTCGGGGCGGTGCGCCTTCTCGTCTTGTCTAGGCTCGTCTCGTCTGTGTCCCGTTTGGTTACCGTTTGGTCCCCGACTGGTAGCTGCTGCTGAGCGTCGCTCACGCTCAGCGTCGAGACCATGAATCTGAAACCGTCCGCCGCCGCGGAGCACTACGAGCCCCGCATCCACGCACTTCTGTAGACCGCGTGTACTGATATCGCGCGGCAGTCGCGCAGAGACGGGCCAAGCCTGGTCCGCAATGAGCAGAAGTTGTACCCATGTGCCGAAGGCGACGGCCGACTTGTAAACATCGGCGAATCGCTCGTCATCGATGACTGACCAATAGACGCGGGAATAGGGCGCGCGCTCACCCATTGGTCGAATCCGCCGGGACGGTGAAGTCGTCGGTGATCAGGCGGGCGATGTGGACGCGGCGGTACTGCTTCATCGCCTGCCCCTTGGACTGCCAGTCCACCCACTCCAGGCGCCCTTCCACGGTGACCGTCTTGTTCACGAGGGTCGGGAGAAGGGGCTCCAGGAGCATCGCGAGCCCGTCGATCGCGACCACCTGGACCTTCTTGACGGGCGTGTCGAACACGCGGAACGACAGGGCGACGCCGTCGGGCGTGGTGCGTATCTGACCGTCGGCCGTGTCGCCGAGATCGAGCCTGCCCTTGATGCGGACGGTCTCGCCGGTGGGCGCCCAGGCCGCCTCGACGTCTGCCGCCTGGGGGTGGGCGAGCATCTCCTCGGCGGGCGTCGGCTCGTAGCCCGCGAGCGACATGATCCAGCTGTATTGCTGCCGGAACGCCCGCGACGTCGCGCGGGTGACCGCCATCGAGCGGCGGTTGAACTCGGCGCGTTGCGCCCAGGGGCGATCGTCGGGCATGCCGCAGATCGCCGACGCACGGCCGATCACGGCGCCGTCGGACAGTCGCACGAGCTCGACGATCGCCTCGTAGGAGCCGTCGTCGCGGCGTACGGGCGTGGACGCCTCGCGGGCGACCACGCCGTCCATCCGGGCGATCGTCGACCACGCCTCGACCATCGGGTACTTGCGGCCGCCGATGACCTGGAACAGATGCTGCCGGTTGACGACGTCGGCGAGAGCGGTCGCCATCCGCGACGCGAACGCGATCAGGGCTTCGGGGGTGTTGGAGTCGTCCAGGCGCGCGACTTCGGCGGGCGGGACGACGACGAGCTCGGTGTTCATCGCGGCCGCCAGCCCGCGCGGATGCGGCAGGCGTGCGAGTAGGAGATGCCGTAGTCAACGACGACGCCCCAGACGGAGGCGTCGCGCTCGATCCGCTTGGCGATGAGCTCGGCCGGATAGACCGTGCGTCGGCGGTCGGGGACGAGCTCGCGGTATCGCCGCGCGGTGTGGGCTAGTCGGTCAGCGGACGCTACTTCCGATAAGGGAAGTCTCGGTCCGCACAGACTGAGGTTATGTCTGGCGGTCACCGGGGTATCCTCGCGTACAGGTGTAGACAACCTAGACCATAGCACCGACGGTATCCCCGATGCGTGGTCCGCTCCGGCCGGTCAGAGATGGCCGGCCGTTGTGTTTCCCGGGGCAGGCGAGCCAGGGGGGCACGGCGCGCCCCGGGACCGCAATATTGATCCCGGCGCCCGTCTCGTGTTCCGTCAAGACACCTCCGCGGGCGCCGCTAGATTCGGCTCACGAGCTCCGCGATGGCGACGAGCAGGACCGCCCAGGCAAGTGCGTCGCGGCGTTCCTGCAGGAGCTGCACGATCACGAGCACCACCGCCGCGACGCACAGCCCGATGACGAGCACGGCCGTGCTCATGGCGCGTAGCCGGTGCCCAGGAACAGGAAGCCGATGCGGTGGATCGTGCAGGACGTGGACCCGTTCGACTGGGTGTAGGAGCAGGTGATCTGCGTGCCGGCGGCGAGCACGACCGGCGCCGAGAAGCCGATCTTGAACGGCGCCTGGATCGCGTTCCAGGAGTAGTCGAGTGGTGTCCCGACGACGGTCAGCGCGAAGGTGGCAGCGACGGGCGTCGTGAACGAGACGAGCCCGGACACGAGGTAGAGGCCCGCCCGCGGCGTGACGATCCGGCCACCCGACAGGTACGACGCCTTGCCCTCGACGACGGTGGTCAGCGGGATCGGCGTCGACACGGTGATATTCGCGGCCGCCGACGCGACGACGCCGTCCGGCAGCTGCACGCTCGCGAACGTGGCGTTTAGGTCGGTCGACGTCAGGCGCTCGTTCGCCACCCAGACCTTGAGAGCGGGCATCTATGGCCTCCCGACCGCCTGATAGTGCGCCAGTACCTCGGCCGCCGAGAGCGCCCGGTTGTAAACGGCGACTTCGTCGATGCCGCCTTGGAAGAGCTCGACGCCGCCCGACGGGTAGGTGTCGATGCCGATCGAGACGGTTTCGTCGTTGTCGATGAGCGTCGCGTTGGTGACGGAGCCGGTGACGTCCACCGAGTCGATGTAGAGCTTGCAGGTGGCGCCGGCCTTGGTCGCAACGACGTGGTGCCAGCCCGACGTCGGGACGCCTGCCGTCGAGTTCACGATCACCGCCACGCGGGACTTCACGAGCACGATCGCGCGCGTCGTGCCGTCCATGCGCATGTACCACGCGCCGTTGCCCTTCGACACGATGCCGCGCGTCCCGCCGGGTGAGACGCCGTAGAGGTTCACCCACGCTTCCATGGTCACGTTGTCGCCGACGTCGAGCGGCGTCGTCGCGGAAGGCGTCGGGCGCTCGATGCTGCCGAGCCTGAAGCCGAGCGTGCGGGCGTACTGCGTCGTGCCGTTGAACGTGACCGAGGGGTTGCCGTCGCCCGTCGCGCCGGCGACGCCCAGGGTCGGACTGGCGATGTAGGTCGCGTTCGCAAGGCCCGTCTCGTCCACTGCCGTGACGCCCGACGTCTCGCCCAGGCGCCAGTACGCAACGAGCCCCGACGTCGCCATGACGGTGGCGCGGTAGTTGAGCGCCGGCGCCACGGGCGTCGCGGTGAGCGCGTTCGACGCCGGTCCGGTGCCGACCGCGTTGCGCGCCTTCACGGTGAACGTGTAGAGCGTGCCGTTGGTCAGGCCGGAGATCGTGCAGGTCAGGCCGGTGGTGGTGCACGTCGCGCCACCGGGTGAGGCGGTGACGGTGTAGTCGATGACGGGGCCGGCGGCGGGCGCCGTCCAGGCGAGCACCACCTGGGCGTTGCCCGCGGTCGCCGATACGAGCACCGGCGCTCCCGGCACGGCGGGCAGGGCGTCGCCCGTCAGATCCTCGGTGACCGCGTCCACCTCGATGCTCGTCGGCGTGATGGTCACGGACTGCCCCAGGACGCGAACCGTCCTGTCGATGCCCGGGCTCGTGCCCGTGTCCACGAGGCGCCAGACGTCGCCCCACTCGGCGCGCAGGATCGCGTCCACCTGGGCGGCGCCGACGGGCACGAGCGTGCCGAGCCTCGACGCGGGCCTCGGATTGCCGAGCGCCGTCAGGACCGTGTTCGCCCACGCCGTGAATGCCGCCGTGCGCCCCACCAACGGATACTGAAGGTCATCTTCGCTCGTGGCGACAGTACGAGGCCCATGGCGGGTCAGCGAGGCGTCCAGGGCGTTGTAGAAGGCGCCGGCGGGATCGGCGATGGCAACGATGTTGCGGACCCTGCCCCGGTTGAACGTCGAGGTCAGTCCGACGAGCCCGACGCCGCCACAGTTGATGAGGACCGTTGGCGTCGCCGACGTGGTCCCGCGCGCCCACCACGCGATGTTGCCGGCGCGCGTGCCGAAGATGGCGCCGAGCTCGGCGAAGCGGATCAGCTGCAGCGCCGCCATCGCCTGCCCCGACACGGTGACACTCTGCCGCGACGCGGCGGCCGTGCCTGTCACTGTGCGATTGGCGGCAGGCCAACCCGCCGCGTCGAGCACCGCGCCCACCTGCACGTCGGTCGTGCCGGCCGGGATCACGGTCGCCGCCGGCAGCACGAGCGCCGCGACGGTCGCGATCGCGTCGATGCATTGCAGCGTCGCCGTCGTGTCGCCGGCATCCCACTCCCACGCTTCGAGCGTGCCCGTCCAACCGGGCGAGCCGTCCACCATCACGCGCACCGGCATGCCCACGCGCAGGAAGTTGTAGAAGGGGCTCAGGACATTGCTCGGGTCGTAGTCGCGTGTCGGGTCGTACAGGTTGAGCGTCGCGCGGCCGCCTTCGGCCTCGGTCAGCGGCCCGAACGGGTTCGAGGCGCCCCACGACCACTGGATGCTCAGCACGTCACAGGTGAAGTCGTCCCACGCGCCCGTCCACGGGGTGAGCTCACTGCCGGGATTGGCATCGAGCAGGTCGCGGTCGAGGATGAACGGGCGTTGCCCGAGGTCGCCCTGCACGACGATCGCGGCGCCCTGGACGGTCGCCACGTCAGGAGCTCGCCCGATCCAGTGACCGCAGGAGCGTGCCACTGCCGCCGTTATTGCCGGCCCACCGTCGCAGGGCGCGCACCACCGATTCGGGATCGGCGCTCGTGTAGACGGTGACGTTGGTCGTCGCGGTGGGCGTCGCGCTGCGTGCCGACGCCGAGCGTGACGTCGCGCCTTCGGGCGCCGGCGCGCTGAACGGCAGCGAGATGCTCGGCAGGGAGATGCCCTTCAACGGGTTGAGCGAATCCAGGAACCGGCCCACGGCGCCGATCGCGTTGCCGATCCAGTCGAGCAGGCTCTTGATCCAGTCGACGACGCCGCCGATGGCCTTGCCCACGCCGTCGAGCACGGGGCCGAGCGATTGGAGAACCGGCGTGAGCTTCTGCCCGATCGCCGCGTAAACCGGCAGGATGACGTCGAGCCACTGTTTGATAAACCCGATCAGGATTTTCAGGACATCGACGACGACGTGGATGATCGCGACGAGCGGCGGCATCACCGCTTTTACCAATTCGCCGAGTAATTCGATGATCGGGACGAGCGCAGGAACCAGCTCATCTAATATAGGGAGGAAGGCACCACCTACAGTCTCGCCGAGCTCACTGAACGAGTCGCCGGCGATCTTCATCTGCCCTTCGGTGGACTTGGCGAAGAGCTCCGCCTGCCCCGCCGCCGCCTTCTGCGCGTTCGCCAGCGTCTCGGTCGCGTCCTTGCCTTTGTCGAGGCCCGGGATCAGCTTGGCGAGCGCGCCCGCGTTACCCGCCTGCGCCTTGGCCACCGCGTCGGCGGCGGTCGCAAGGTCGACGCCGGCGAAACGGGCGATGTCCTGCGCCTCGGACAGGAGCGCGGTTGACTTGGTGACGTCGCCGGTGGCGGTGACGAGCGATTGGAGCGCGTCGCGCGTCTCGGAATCGGTGAACGCCTTCGCCTGCGATGCCGCGATGGCGTCGTTCACCTGCTGCGTCGAGGTCGCGGTCGCGGCGCCGGCAGCCGTGATGGCGGCTTCCAATTTCTCCTGCTCGGCGCGATCGTCGGCCGCCGCCGCGGTCATGGCGGCGATCGCGGTAACGGCGATCGCGGCGCCGGCGACGATCGGGACCGGGATCGCCGAGAAGGCATCGCCGACGCCGCCGATGGCGCCCTTGGCCTTCTCCGAGCCCGCGACAAGGTCCGCGGTGTCAGCCGTGAACTTGGCGACGATCTCGAGCGCGTCAGCCATCGTCGAAATCCTCGGCCGTCAGCGGCCGCCGGTCGGCGAGGATGTCGCCCCAGGCGCGGAGCTCGCCCTGCGTCATGTCTCGGACTTCCGCCGGCGAGAAGCCAGTGGCCCGACAGAGGTCGATGGTGAAGCGGTCCCAGGCGTCGAGGAGCCCGCTAGTGCGGGCGTCGAAGGGTCCGGTGGGGTCTCGAGGTCCAGGGCGAAGGTGCGCGCCTCCTCCCACGTCAACTCCGGCTCGCGGCGCCGCAGGATCACCCAGACGAGCGCCTGCTGAAGCTCGATCGCGTCCCATCCCTGCTCGCTCACCGCGGCGTTGATCCCCTGGGGTGTCAGGCCGAGCGCGCGCCCGACCATGGCGAGCTCGTACATCGTCACCGAGCCGCGGTCGATCATGCTCGGCAGGCGCACCACGCGCGGCCGCGTCGCGTCGAGAATCGCCCCCAGGTGCGTGACCTGCGGCTCGTGGCCGTTGGTGTCACTCATCGGGACTTCGCGGCAGCACGGGCCGATTTAGCGCGCCTGCGATAGCCGTCGCCGAGCTTCTTGCGGTACTCCTTGCCGGCGACCTTCCGCATCGCCCGGATACCGGCCGCCATGTAGCGGCGCGCCCGGAGATGGCGCGTGCCGAACTCCTGATAGGGCCAATAGGCGACGCCCACCGCGAGCGTCGCCTGCCGATCGTCGGAATCGCCCTGGATCGAGCCCGACAGGCGCCCGGTCGCGACGGGCACGCGCGCCTGCGCGGCGGTGACGCCGGCCTGGGCGATGAGACGGTGAACGTCGCCCAGGCTGCGCGCGTCATCGACGACGCCTTGGATGGCCGCCTGCGCCTCGGGGATGCCGGTGATGGTCGCCGGCACCTAGGCCGCCTTCTTGGCGCCCTTCTCCTGGGCGTTCTGCTCGTCGAGCGCGTCGAGGCTCGCCTCCTGCTCCTCGGACAGTCCCGTGGGCGTCGCGCTCGCGAGGGTCGGCCGTGCCGTGCAGGGGAGCTCGACTTCGAACTCTGCCCACGTCTGACTCTCGCCGCCGTACTTGCCCTCGACGAGCGTGACCGTGGCGTCGATGCCGGGTGTCGCCGCGGCGAACACTGCCGACTTGCCGTGCGACTGGATCACCACGCGCGCCGCCGCGCCTGCATTGGTCCACAGGAACAGGGACAGGCCGCCGGTCGCCCAGTCCTGGACGCCGACAAGGTGGATCGCGTAGGTCGAGGCGCCCTGCTGCTGGATCTTGTCGCAGAGGGTCGCGTATTCAACGACCTTGCCCGGTGTCGTGACGAGCTCGGCCGTTTTCACCGAGCAGTTGTATTCGGTCGCACCCGAGAACGGCCCGGGCGGGATCACGAACTTGACGCTCGCATCCTTGATGAACAGGCGCGCCATTTCAAACCTCCACGTAGCAGTCGGCGAGCGCGCCGTGCATCGATTTCCCGCCGATCGACAGGACCGCCGGCGCCGAACGGACGCCGAGCCATGTCGCGTACGGCATCGCGCGGACGACGTCGCGCGTCACGGTGATGAGGTCGTCGAGGTCGTCGAGCGGCGTCAGCGTGTCGATCGGCACGACCGCGACGACTTCCAGGCGCCACCGCTCGATGCAGTCGGGTTGCGCGGCGCTCAGCTCGCGGTACGGCGAGCCCGGTCGCACGAGCAGGGCAGGGAGCGCGGGCGGATAGGCCGGCTCCTCGGCGAACACGGTCACGTTGGCCGCCGCCGCCGCGTCGAGGCGCGTCGCGAGGTCGGAGCGCGGCCCGGTCATCCGATCCCGAAGTCGGTACGGAGCCCCAGGAGCAGGGGGTCGGCGTCGGTGAAGAGGTTGCGCATATACATCGGCACGTCGGAGCTCGCCGCGATCACGCCGAAGGGAGCCTCGGGATCGTGGTACACGCGGAGGGCGCCGTTGAGGGCGAGCTGGTGGATGCGCGCCGGGACGGTCGGGGAGAACGTCGTCCCGGTGCGCGCATCGATCCAGTCACTGATCGCGTCGGCCGCCATCTGAGCCCGAGCAGCGTCGGTGCCCGGACCCAGGATCGCGGTGATCTCGGCGACGGTGACATAGGCCGCCATTTATGCGGCGGTGACCTTGACCGAGCCGAGCCGCTGCCCGACCACGAGGTACGCCCAGACGCCGATGCGGACGGCGGCGGGGCCGGTCACGGCGTCGTAGGAGAACCGCGCAACCGGCGACTCGAAGATCACAAAGTCGTTCGAACGGCCGGTGACGACGACGTTCGCCGTGGACGCGTACGACAGGTAGAGCGCCACGCCGAGCGTCGATGCGCCGACGGCGCCATCCTCGGCGGTGCTCGTCGAGTTGATCGCGCCGACGGACGGGAGCAGCGGGCGCCCGGTGGTGTCGGCCTGGGAGAACAGGACGGGATAGAGCGCGGGCGGGATGAACTGCGCCTGCGCCGGTCGGAACCGCGCGGTGTAGTAGGCGATCACGTTCGCGAGCGTGCCCGCGTACGGCGTCGCCGCCACGATCGCGGCGCCCGACGCGACCGAGCCCGCTTCCACGGCCGTCTTGATGACCGCCTCGGTCGCCTGGGCGTAGGACTCGATCATGTCGGCGATGACCATCGCCTCGGCCGACGGCGACGAGCCGTCCAGGACTTGCCGCGAGACCACCGTCTCTGTGCCGTACAGGATCGGTGTCACCGTGACGGCCGTCGTCGCGAAGTCGGACGCCGTCGGGTTGACGCCTTCGGCGGACTGGGCGACGACCGTCGTCGAGGTGGTCACCTTGGGGTAAATCTTGGGCAGCCCGTCGGAGATCGGGTAGCGGTCGTAGAAACCGCCCATCGGGCGACCTTTGAGAATCCTGGGTGTGAGCAGCCCTGGGACGTAGTCGTTGGGATAGGCGCCCGGGACTTCGGCGCTCAGCACGTCGCCGGCGCGCGTCATCTCGGACACGGGGCCGGCTGCCCGCTCGGCGCGAACCTCGTAAGCCGTGCGCTCCTGCTCCCAGCGAAAGATCCGCTCGGCGGCGGCCATGTCGCCGTTGCGCGCCTTCCAACCGTCGGACAGGAGCGACACGCGCTCGCCGCGATCGTTGCGCCCGGACCACGTCGAATCCGCACGGTAGACCGTCTCGGAGCGGGTGATCTGCACGCGCGGACCACTCGCCCGCGACAACGCGACGGCCGTCTCGCGCTCGGCGGCGGCGCGATCGACGTCCACGGTGACGCGCGTCCGGTTGGGGCGTTCGCCCTTCGGCGGCGCCTCTTCTTCTTCGGTGTCCTCGGTGTCCTCGCCCTTCGCGGCGGTTGTCGTCTCTTCGCTCATCGTTCCCTCCGCGGCGGCACGTACCGCCGTGACCTGGGCGCCGGCATAGGCGCCTCGTGACGCGACAAGGGCGACGCGCCCCAGTTCGATCTTGGTCCGCTCGACGATGCCGTCTCGCGTGCGGCGCTCGGTGACGGGTGAGAAGGCGACCGAAAGATCGGTGAGCACGCCATCGCGGGCGAGCTCGTACGCCTCATCACCGAGCGCGGTCTTTGACACTCGGAACCGCATCAACGCGCCGTCGCCTTCGAGGTCGGCCGCGATGCCGCGACCGATCAGGCGAGATCCGTCATGCGTGTTGTGGGACTGGGGCGAGGGGTCGGCCATGTACTCCAGGCGCACGGCCGTCGGATCGAGGCCGGCCATCGCACCGCGCGCGATCGTCTCGCGATACGGACGCCCGGTCGGACTGTCGCGCACGGTCGCCACCTGTCCGTACGGGACGACGATGCCCTCGATGATCCGCTCGGCGGGATCACCGGCGGCCCGGAGCAGCAGCTGCCACTCACGGGCGACCTCGCTCACCGCTGGTACTTCGCCGAGCTCGTGGTGCGCGTCCCCTCGGGAACGTCGGGGGTGAGCGCGTCCTCGGCCTTGGCGATCTCAGCGTCGTTGTGCGCCTTCACGGCGACGGTGACGTCGTTCTGATCGGGCTCGTCGGGACCGTCGGCCGTGCGCTCGTCGCCGCCGACCTTGCTGATCGGATAGCGCGGGTCGCCGTCCACGGCCTCGGTGGTGGAGACGGTGCGGCCGATCTTCGCGGTCGCCTTCTCGGTGTTCTCGACGTCGGCCTTCTCGATCGGGTTGCCTTCGAGATCGGCGTTCTCGATGTCTGAGCGGTTACGGGCCATTGGAACCTCCGGTGATGTTCACTAGGGCGCCTGGGATGGCGGTTGGCACGCCCGACACCGGCGGAGGTGTCGCCCCTTCGGGCAGTGGTCCCAGTCCGAAACCACCGGCTCGCGCCTCGTCGACCGTGAGGATGCCCGCATGAACGAGCATCGGGTATGCCTGGGCTCGGCTCTGTAGGTCGCCCTGGAGGTAGCGGACGGGATCGAAGCGCATCCGCCGGCCGCCGATGTAGTCGCCCGGCAGGAGCTCCGAGACGGCGTCCTCGATGGGGCCGGCGTAGCCCCGCAGGGTGTATCGCCAAAGGTCGCTCGCGTCGTTCTCGACGTTGGCGTATGTCTCACTGTCGCCGGCCGGCGCATTGAGGATGCGACTCGGCACGCCGAAGTACCGTCCGATGTCGGCGACGATCTCGCGCCGCGCCTCGACTGCCGAGTCGGTCGTGGGGTCGGCGCCGAACGGCTTCGCTTCCAGGCCGTTGTCGAGGACCGCGGGGCCGCCGAGCTGGCGCCGGCTCGTCCAGCTGTCCGAGATGCCGGCGGCCTGATCGGACGTGAGGCTCGCCGTCGTCTGAAGGACCGTCACCGTCGGCCCGCCGTTGATCCAGTAGCGGGCGAGGTGGGTGTCGGCGGCGAGGTACGCCTGGAACTGTGCGCGGGCGACGTTGAGGATGCCCGACGCGTCGTCGTGAATACCGGGGAACGGCGAGCGGCGGATGATCGTGAGGGACTCGGCCGGGACGCGCTCGCCGCCCACGAAATACTCGGTCGGGTTCGCCAGTCCCCACGGATCGGTCGGCGTGATCGGCATGATCGCGTTGGGCGGGATCGGCATCAGGGACCACGGCACGCCTTCGGAATCCCAACCGCCGGTGTGGAGCAGATACACCACGTTGTAAAGCGCCTCGGTGGCGACGACGCGTTGCGTCCACTCGCGCCGCGTCATGGTCGCCATCGGCCGCCGCACGAGCCGCGAGATGGGCAGCTCCTCGGGCGCCTGATCCGGACCCTTCCACTCGCGCCACGGGAGGTCCGAGATCGAGTCGGAGATGAGGTTGACGCAACGCCAAACGGCCGAGAGGCCGAGCGCCGTCGTCCCGCTCACCCAGGGGATCGAGCTCGGCGCCGAGATTGTGGGAATCACTGCGGGGTAAGTGATTGGCGTCGCCACCGCCGCGCGCCCGAGTAATCGGTCGATGATCCCCACCGCGCGCACGATACGCGCGAGACCGTGGAATTAATAGACGTGGGGGACGACTTGCGGCGCCGCCGAGTGAGCCCACCGTGCGATCGTGGCCGCGATGAGGGGCGCGGGATCGGCCGCCTCGGCGATGCGCGCCCAGGCCCAGGCCTCGCCGAGCGGACGCTTGCGGGCGCCGATCACGGCGTCGTCGAGCGCCGGTTGCCCGCGGTGCGCGAGCCTGCCCTGGGCGACGTCGTCGTAGAACATGCCGCACGCCTGCCCGTACTGGCGCCCGGTGCAGAGCAGGAGCGGCACGCGCGCCAGTGACAGGCCGGTGACGAGCGAGCCCGCCGGAGCTCCTGGATCGATGGCCACCGCCACCGGTCGCCACCTCTCGACGAGCTCGCCCATCCTCGAGACTACCCAGTCCGTGCCGTCGCGGCGCTCGACGAGCTCGACGTGAACGCGCCCGTCGGCCCTGCCGCCGGCGACCGCGATCGACGCCGTCGAGCGATCGGGCGCGACGTCGATCCCGAAGGCGATCGCCTTCTGCGCCTGGGACCGCTCGTCGAGACAGGCAAGCCATTGGCCGAGCGCGAACACGGGGACGCCCTTCGGCGCCCAACGGTTGAGGTAGGCCCTGCTGAACTCGCCCTGATCCATCGTCGCGTAATCCTGGGCGACCGTCTCCTCGTCGATCGTGATGCCGAGCGCGGGCATCGCGGCTCGCCACGTCTCCCGGTCGCCCGTGTCCCAGTCGTCGGGCGCCGACCATTCGAAATACGCGACGCCCTCGGTACTGCCGGCCTCGACGCGCGCCCTGCCGTCGTCCACGCGATCGCGCAGGAACGTGGACTCTTCTGTGCCGGCCGTGGACACGATCCACAACTGCGCGTCGCGGCGCGTGACCATCGCCGGCCGGAATCCCTGGATCAGGCGGTCGTCTGTCTGCGCAAACGCCTCGTCGATCGTCGCGAAGTCGAGCGTGAAGCCGTGCCCCGACTTGTCGCCCGACGCGGTGATGCCGAGCACCGAGCCGGTGCGCCACCTGATCTCCTCCGAGCCGTTCGACCGCCGCGTCCTGAAGATGCGCCGAAATGGCGTCCGCTCCAGGGCGTCCACCTGTTCCATGAACTTCGCCCGGGCGTGGTTGCGATCCTGCGCGCTGTAGAGCGCGTGCTGCGGGCGACCGAAGTTGAGGCACCGGTCAACCGAGACGGCGAGGATCAGGGTCGTCTTCCCGGATTGTCTCGGCACTCCGATTCTGACTTCCCGGTATGCGGGGATGCCGTCGGCGTCGTGCTCCAGGGCGACGTCGGCGACGAGACGCTGCCACGGCATCAACGGCGTACCGAGTGCGGCCGCGATCCGGGCGACGCGCTCGCCGTAGGTCGGCCGTTCAGGACTGCGAGGAGTCGCGTACCTCGGGGGCGCGGAGACTGGCGAGGAAGCGGTCGAGCTCGTCATCCGGTGGTCCCTGGTGCCCCGCTAGCAGTGCCGCTACCGCCGAGAGATGCACGCGGGCGACCACCGCGACATCGTAGGAACCCGACGCCCGGTCGAGCGCGGCGGCAGTCGTCCTCACCACCGCGAGCGCGGCGTCGTCCCCATCGGTGAGCCGGCCCGTGCGCCGGAGGTGCGCGATGGTCCGCTCGATCGCCGACGAGTTCCGACGCGATCCGCCCTGCCCGGGCACCTTCGGATTCCTCGCAGAGAGATTCGAC